CCGGCTCGAATTGCGGATCGCCCGCTCCACCAGTTCCACCGGCTTCATCGTCGGGTGCAGGTCGTTGCGGGCAGGTCTCTTGATCTGCCAGACATCTCCCTGGTCGCGGTCGCCGCACCAATGGCGCTGCGCCCCCTCGGCCCAGCCGTACAGGATCGGTTCGTATTGCCTCTGGTAATCCGCACGGCCAAGCGTGAAACGGTCCTTGGCCCAGATGATGAAGGTTGACCAGCGCCCGCCCGCCTCGCGGAATGCCGCCTGCAGCACGTCCAGTTCGCTGGAAGACATCGCCACGTAGATACCGCCGCGGCAGTTGGCGATCGTCGGCGTCAGCGCCGCCAGCAGGAAATCGTAGAAGCCCCCGCCCAGGTTGTCGTTCAGGATGGCCCGGCTCGTGCCGCGCTGCCGCTCCTTGGCCGTATTGGCGTAGTTCACGTTGTACGGGGGATCCATGAACACCATGTCCGCCGGCTCGCCCTGCAACAGCCTGTCGTAGTTCTCCGCGACGGTCGCATCCCCGCACAGCAGCCGATGCCTGCCCAACACCCACACGTCGCCTGGGCGAGAGATCGGATCCTCGGGCACCTCCGGCAGTGCAAACTCCTCCGCCTGGCCGTCGCCCTCCTCCCCGTCCATCAGATCGGCCAGCGCGTCCGCATCGAAACCCGTCAACGACAGGTCGAAGTTCGCCGCGTCGAGCGCGGCCAGCTCGGCACGCAGTACGGCTTCATCCCAACCCGCGTTTTCGGCGATGCGGTTGTCCGCGATCACCAGCGCCCGCCGTTGCGTGGGGCTCAGGTGATCCAGCACCACCACCGGCACCACCTGCAGGCCCAGCTTCATGGCAGCGGCGAGGCGCCCGTGCCCCGCCACGATGATCCCGTCGCCGCCGGCCAGGATCGGATTGGTGAACCCGAACTCCACGATGCTGGCCGCGATCTGCGTGATCTGTTCGTCTGAGTGCGTCCGAGCGTTGGCGGCGTAGGGGGCGAGCCTCTGGATCGGCCAGTGCTCGATCTTGCCTGCGAGCCAGGAGGCCGTCATTGCACCACCTCCTCGTCCGCCAAACGCTCTGCCGCAACAGCCGCGAAAGGCTGCCCGGTCGACTGCAGCGTCACCGGCACCTCGGGGTAGTTCTGCTGGAAGCGCTTGATCGCGACGTCCACGTACTCGGGCGCGATCTCGACGCTACGGCACTGACGCCCGGTCCGCTGGGCGGCCAGCATGGTGGTGCCGCTGCCGCCGAAGGGTTCGAACACGACGTCACCGGCATCCGAGTACGCCTCGATCACGAATTGCGGCAGGGCGACCGGGAACACCGCCGGGTGGTCGATGTCGCGGCCGATCTTGCCCTTGTGCCGCATCACACGGATCACCGAATCCGGGATCCGGGTGTCCTGGGTAAGTTTGCCCTCGTGTGTCCAACTCCCGCGAACGCCGTCCTTGCCCCGCATCGAGGTCGACGTGCCGTCGGGGCGCAGGTGCTCGTCCTGGCCAGCGTACTTGCAAGGCACGGTCTTGTTTGCCTGGCGAGCCTCACGATTGAAGTGGAAGACGAATTCGAAGGGTGGTGCCAACCGGCCACGCCAGTCGCCGGGCATGCCCGGTCCCTGGTCCCACACGTACCAGCCGAACCGCCGCCAGCCCTGCGTGCGCATCCACGCGATCCAGGCATCCCAGTACGGGACGACCTCGCTGTCGCGGTGGACCAGCCCGAGGTTGACGAGCACCTGGCCGCCGCCCGCCATCGGCACGTTGCCGAAGACGCCGCGCATCAGCACGTCCCAGTTCGCGATACCACCGGTGGTGTAATTGCGCTGGTTGGCGTAGGGCGGCGAGGTAAAGCACAGCGCGGCTTGTTGGCCCGCCATCAGGGCCGCGATCACCGCGCTGTCGGTGGCATCGCCGCAGATCAGGCGGTGCTCGCCCAGGAGCCAGACGTCGCCCGGCCGGGACACCGGCACCGCCGATGCTGCGGGCACGTCGTCCGCCTCATCCGGTTCCGGATCGCTCGCCCCATCGTCCTCAGCTTCGCCCAGCTCGTCAGCCAACAGCGCGTCGATCTCGGCGTCATTGAAACCGGTCAGGGCCAGGTCGTAGCCGGCGTCAGCGAGTTCCGCGAATTCCAGCGCCAGCAGTTCCTCGTCCCAGCCCGCATCGAGCGCGATACGGTTGTCGGCGAGGATCAACGCGCGCTTCTGCGTCGGCGACAGGTGGGCCAGCTCGATCACCGGCACCTCGTCCATGCCGAGCTGGCGCGCGGCGGCCAGACGCCCATGGCCCGCGATCACACCGTTCTCGCCATCGACCAGGACCGGGTTGGTCCAGCCGTACTCCACGATGCTGGCGGCGATCCTGGCCACCTGCTCGTCGTTGTGGGTCCTCGGGTTCCTTGCGTAAGGAATCAGCGCCGCGACCTTGCGGTACTCGACGTTGAGCATGTTCTGTTTCGGGTTCCCAAAAGAAGACGGCCCGCGCGGGAACGGATCTCGGCGCAGGCCGAGCGGAAATGAAAACGCCCGCCGACGGCGAACCGTAAGCGGGCGCGGAATGAGAGGGGTGCGAACCTGTGGGGTGCGAACCAGCACTGGGGCAGGTTCGCACCGCCCCCAAAACACAAGACCCGCGCAAACGCAGTGCTGGCGCGGGTCTGGAGGGAATGGCCGGTTCGTTGCGGCCGGAGGTGCGCACCGTGCGAACCCAGGTTCGCACCCTGACGGTGGGCAAGCCTTGCGCTTGTCCCTCCCGTATTGCGCTTTCTGAAGGAAGGACCCCTTCTCTCGGGGGCACCCCTTGCAATCTGCGCTGCTATCCGGACGGTATATCGAATACTACCCCCAAACCGCCCGATTTGTTGCACCGCTCCGCCATCGCAAAATGGACAAATGCCGGAAATCCTGGACTTTTGCGGGAAGCGTTACCCTACGTTGCTTTCTGCTTTGGACGGTTGGCGAACTTGACCACGCGCTCACGCAGCGCATCGAAATAATTCGCGTCCACAGGCGTCGTCGGAGGCGGTGCGGCACCCTGGCGCAACAACGCACGTAGCCGTTCGATATCGCTGATCCTTTGCGGCGAATCGCTTGGGTGCTTATGGCTCATCGGCATGAAAAACGGCGGGCAGATCACGTGCGCCATGCAGGATGCGGATGACGATCACCTCATCCGAGGCGGCGACAAAGAAAATCACGTAACGACCGTAGGCGCATGAACGGATGTCGTCCCCGAGTTCCGGCCGCAAGCGATAGCCGGGCGGGTTCAGCACGAGGCGCTGGCATTGCTCCCGCAGATCACGGACGAATGTGACGGCACGTGCCGGGTTGTCTTGTGCGATGTAGTCAGCGATGGACTCCAGGTCTTGCTCGGCAAGCGGGGTAATGGCCAGACGCATCAGTTCTGCTTGCGCCTGGCTTGTGCGCTGTACTTGGCCTCAAGACGGGAAAACACCTCATCGGCCGGCTTGGCCGGACCGCTCGCTTTGCCCGCAGCGATCTCGGCGCGCAACGCTTCCAGACGAAGTTGACGGTGCTGCTCGCTCTCTTCGAGCAAGCGAAGTCCGGCACGCACGACCTCGCTCACATTGTTGAACCGGCCGCTTTGCACCTGGTCGCGGATAAATGTCTCGAAATGATTGCCGAGGGCGACGCTGGTAGGCATGATGCCTCCTAACTATTACTAACAGTTGTTAGTATAGCGTCGCCCTCCTTTCCGTCAATGTGTCGGCTCGTTGAGCCTGCCTGCCACGACCTCCAGCGCCCGTTGCCAGCGCCGCCAAGCCGTCGTCCGGTCGCAGGCGAAGCGCAGCGTGATCTCGCGCCAGCCGTAGCCTTTGGCCCGCATCCACACGAGGTGGCGCTGCTCGACCTCCAGCCACTGCACCCAGCGCATCGCCTCCAGCATGCGGTCGATGGCCTGGGGGCTGGGCGGGAAAGGCCGGTAGACCTTCTCGTCCGCAGCGAAGGCTTCCCACTCGCGCCGCACGATGGCGGGCCACGTGTTGATGTAGCCCTGCACGCGGATGGGCGGCAGGCGCCGTCCCGTGTTGGCAGCGTCCTCGAAGCGGGCCGCCACGTCTTCCTTGGTCCAGTCAGCCACGGCGCTTGCCCCCCTCCCCGTATAGCCGCTCACCGATGCGTCTCACCAGCTCACGTTCGAGGAAGTCCAGGCGTTCGTCGGATTCGTTGACCACGAGAATCCGCTGCTCCCGCCAGCCCTGCCGCTTGAATGCTTCGAGGTCGGTGACCTCGGGTTGTGTACGGGCCAGTGCGGAACGGTAGGTCGGTGTGGGAATCTTCATCTCACGCCTCCTGCGTCTCGGCCGCCCAGTACAGGATTGCCAGGGCATCGGCTTCGTTGTCGTCGACTGGCTCATGGCCGCGCTTGCTGACGGACGCGATGATCTCGTCTTTGCTGGCGTTGCCCTTGCCGGTCGCATGCTTCTTGATCGTGCCGACCGGAACGCCGATGTACGGAATGTTGTGGTGCTCGCACCAAGCGCTCAGGTGTCCGAGCAGACCGCCGTAGATATGCGCGGCGTCCACGCCCGCGTGCCGGCGCACCTCCTCGAAATACACCACGTTGATATCGCTGCAGGAGAGCTTCAGCTCGTTGAGCCAGCGCTTGAAGCGCAGGAAGCGCATGCCGCCGCCTTCAAACCGCTTCGGCTTGAAATCCTGCGTGCCGCTGGTGATGCTGCCGTCCAGGTATTGCAATGCCCAGCCGGTCTTGGTGCCCAGGTCGAGGGCCAGAATCGTCGTGTTCATGTGTTGGAAATCGTCATGTCCGGTCGTTGTGACCGAACGTGACCCACGTCCGGATTAACTTCTACGCGTGCGTGCGCGCACGTAAAGAGAACAATCCTCATGACGGTCACGTTCGGTCACACCGGTGTGTTCAGTCGTCCCGATACGGCAGGCGACCGCCGTAGTCCTTGGCCTTGAGCGAGAGGCCGGCGAGGCCCTTGACGCCGTAGTTGAGCCGCGTGCGCTCGAAGCCGCGGTTGGCGAGCTGCTGCGCCAGCCACCGGCTGGTCCCCACGTACTCGCCGCGCCGGCCCGCCCACTCCTGCCAGCGCAGGAACACGTCGGCCACGGCGACGCGCGCCTGGGCGTGGCACTGCGCCTCCTCATCGAGGAAGTCGCCGATGGCGTCCTCCTCGTCGAAGTACTCTTCCGTGGCCGACCGCACGCAGGCGGGCGGATCCAGGCGCTGGCGCTGCCAGGCGAGGCATCCCTCGATGGCCCACGCCAGGATCCCGTCGCGCTCCTTGAGCAGCTTCTCCGTGAGCCGGCCGTCGCGGCGCTCGGGCGGCACCGTCACCGTGAACGGGATCAGGTGCAGCCGTCGCTTCATGGCCTCGTCCACGTTGCGGATCGCGGGCTTGTGGTTGCCGGCGATCAGCAGCTTGAACTGCGGCAGGTAGTCGAAGAAGTCCTGGCGCATGAAGCGCGCGGACACCTTGTCGCCGCCGGTGATGGCCTTGACCTTCGACTCGTTCCAGCGACGGCCCTGCTCGGTCTCGATGGACGACACCAGCCGCGAGCCGCGCAGCCCGGCCAGTTCGGTCGGGTGACGGTCGCCGCGTGCCTCCATGAAGGTGTCCATCGGCGCGTTGGCTGCGTAGTCGCCCAGGATCGTGGCCAACACGTTCACGAAGACCGACTTGCCGTTGGCGCCGGTGCCGTACAGGAAGAACAGCGCATGCTCGCTGGTCACCCCCGTCAGGCAGTAGCCGACCACCCGCTGCAGGTAGGCCGCCAGGTCCGTGTTGCCGCCGGTGATGTCGGAGATGAACGCCAGCCACGCCGGACAACCCTCGCCGTTGCGCCCGCGCGGCGTCGCCGTCGTCACCTTCGTCATGCGGTCCTCACGCCGATGGGGGCGCAGCTGTCCTGTGCGCAGGTCGACCACGCCGCCTGGGGTGTTGAGCGCCCAGACGTCGGCATCCCACTCGTCGGCGGTAGCCGCGTGCTTGGGATCCGAGCGGGCGATCTTCTCGACCGATGCAATGGTCGACGAGCTCGCCAGCTTGGACTTCTGGCGTGCGGTTTCCGTCTTGAGCGAGGCCGCCCGGCAGATGCCGCGCGCCAGGTGGGTGACGTAGAGCAGCTGGTCGGGATTCCAGCGCACGCCGGTCCACACCAGCCACTTGCCCCACAGCGAGCAGTACCGCCAGTCGTCGCCGTAGCGGCGCGTGAAGGCCGTGGCCAGCCCGTCCTCGGTCTCCCAGTCGACGTCATCCAGCAGGTCCGCCGGCAGGGATGCGTCCGTCACCAGCGTCATGGGTACCCGCGCGCCGACGGCCAGGTAGCCGCTCACGTCGAACCCTTCGGCGAGGGCGTCAGCTGCGTCCCAGCCCTCCGGCTTGTCTTCGGGCGGCAGCAAGACGGCCACCGACACCGCGCCCGCCTGCAGGATGGCCTGCGATGCGTGGCCGGCATACTCCCAGCCCGGCTTGTCCCGGTCGGGCCAGATCAGCACGGTCTTGCCCGCCAGGGGCGACCAGTCGGTCTTCTCGACCGGTGCGTTCGCGCCATGCATGGCCGTGGTGGCGACAATGCCGGCGTCGATCAAGGCCTGGGCGCATTTCTCGCCCTCGACCAGCACGACATGGTCGGCTTTCGCCAGCGCTGGTTGGTTGTAGAGCGGGCGCGGCTCGGGCGGCGCCATCTTGCGACGCTTGGCGTCCCAGGGCCGGAACGCCTTGCCTCGTCCAGGCGGGTCGTAGCGGTACACCACGCCGATCAGCTTGCCGGCGGCGTCCAGGTAGTCCCACTTGGCCGTGGCGGGGCCCAGGTCGTCCGTGGGTGGGTCCTTGCGCTTGCGCCGTACCGGCTGCGCGCGGGCCTGCCCGAGCAGTTGCAAGGCCTGTTCGAGTACCCGCGAGAAGTCGGTGGACACGCGCAGGCCCGCCCAGGCGGCAATGAGGTCGAAGATGTCGCCGCCGTCGCCGGTCGCGCGGTCCGTCCACAAGCCCGCCTTGTCGCCGTCGAGCACCACCTCCAGGCTGTCGCCGGGGCTGCCCAGGATGTCGCCGACCACGAACGTGCCGCGTCGCTTCTTGCCGGCCGGGAACAGCACGCTCAGCACGAATTCCAGGCGGGCGAGCAGCGCCGCGCGGATCTCGTCGCGCTGGGCGTCCTGTTGGCCAGTCACCAGCGGGATCTCGTTGAAGTCGATCATTGCGCGCCCTCCCCCGGCATGCCGGCGGCAGGGTCCGTCTCGTGCGGCTGCAGCGCGGCGTTCGCCAGCCAAGCCGTGAGCTCGGACAGGCGGTAGCGCACCAGAGCCCCCAGCAGGTAGTGCGGGATCCGGTAGCGCGCGCGCATGGTGTGGTCGGCGAACCAGTAGTACGGCAGCCGCAATGCGGCCGCGGCCTCCTTGGCGTCGATCATCGGCTCGCCCGTGTCGGCCGGACGCGCTTGATTGGCGTGGCTCATGCGTGCGCCCTCCAGCAACGGTCCTGCCACGCGCACATCCGGCATTCGAAGTGGGTCGGGTCACTGAACGCGCGAGGCAGCAGTTCGCCCGCGTCAGTCGCGCAGATCACCTTCACCGCGCGATCGGACATGCGCTGGGCCAGCGCCGCGTCGAACGGCACCAGTTCAAACCACAGTTCTTGTGTGTCCTTGTTGATGGCCGCAAACAGCGCCGGATGCGAACTGATGCCATCAACGCTCGCTTCCATATACGCTTGATAGATCGCCATCTGTGCGGCATAAACGGGCTTGGCCACGGCCACGCCGGATTTGACGCAGGCCCTCCAGTGTTTGTCGGCCATCGTCTTGCACTCGAAGAGCATGGGGTAGGCGAGCGCCAGCTCTGCGGGCCCACTCGCAAATATCCCATCGACATGCCCCTGGATGCGCCCGCCTGCGGCCGAAAATCCAAACTGACCACCGCTCGCTGTGCGTGTGTGCAACTCGAATCCCGCCAGGCGAAGCCAGCGGATCGCTAGATCCTCAAGCACATGACCCACTTCGAATACGCGCAGAATGCGGCCTGAAAACCCTCTGCCGCGGTCCGCAGGCGCGCCGGCATATTCGTATTGCAGCACTCGTTCACAGGCCACACCCAGGCGCGAGGCACCGAGGTAGTCGCGCGGTGTCTGTTGTCTGCGCTCTGCGTCCAGAACCAGATCGATGCGGTTCGTCACTTGCTCGTGAAATTGCGGCCTATGGTTAAAGTCGAGCATCGACGTGCCCCCATGTTTTCTGATTTCGGATGGATTCAACCGTGGCGGGACTCACGCCGAGCAGGATGGAGACTTCGAGCGCGCTGCAGTGGCCGAGATACAGGAGCCGCTTGATGATTTGCACCTGCTTGCTTTCCAGGCGAGCGGTACCGCTGCGGTCTCCGCGCGCGGCGCGCCCCTTGACTCTCATGTCGGCCAGGTTGTCGGCGTGGGTGCCCAGCCACAGATGCGAAGGATTCACGCAGCAGGGGTTATCGCAGCGATGACAAACGTGCAGGCCGTCCGGGATGGCGCCATACGTCAGCTCCCACGCCATCCGGTGGGTGCTGCATTTCACTCCACGAATGGCGTTGCCTTCTGGTTCGCGTCGAATTTGCCCATAACCTTTCGCATTGACGCTCCCCTGCCACAGCCAGCAGCCATCCGGGCCAGCACTCATGTCGACCCGGCTCCATAGCCGGACGGACAAGGGCAGGCGGGTGCGACGCTGTATCACCCGGCGCGACTCCGGTTGATGGATTGCATCCTTCTGCATCAATTCTTCCTTTCCGATTCATCAGCGGCCTTGATGACCAAGGCGGATTCCGTTACCTCCCACGGCAGCTCTTCGAGCTCGGCGAACGGATCCCGCGCCGTGGCCTTGGCAGCCGCGCTGCCGCGCACCGGCGGCATGCGGGTTGTCTCGTGGTGCTCGACCATCGCTTCGGTGTAGCGGGTCACGATGGCGTCGATGACGCGCAGCGCCTCGGCTTCGCTGTAGGCCGCCAGCGGCGTGGTGAAGCCGATCTCGTCGGCCACCCGGCCGAATGCCTTCAGGCACGTGCGCATGGCCGTGCGTTCGATGTCGGATGCATCAAGCATGCTGCCCTCCCTGTGCTGCCCCTCCATGGCTCGACGCCAGTTGCCGTACAGCGCGTGAAACGCGTCCTGGCAGCGGCGCGAGCAGAACACCCAATCCGGTACAAAGCGCCGGGGATCGCCGACCCCATGACGGGTGTCGGCGTGCGTGAATCCCCGGGCCTGCCGTTTGCAGACCCAGCATTTCATTCCTCCCTCACTGGGCCCAGGCGGGCTTGGCGGTCACGGGCGCGCGCTGCGCGGTGGGCGCGGCACGGGACGGCACAGGCTGCGCGGGTGCGCCGGACGTGCCTCCACCGGGGTTGGTCTTGGGCGGCGCGCCCTTGAGCCGGGCGTATTCCGGGTGGTCGGGCTCGATGGCGAGCCGGATCACGTTGCGGTCCTCGCCCTTGGGATCCTTTTCGATGTCGACGCGGACGATGAACTCCAGCCCATCGAGCTCGTGGAAGCCCTGGATGCGGCGCGCGGCGGCGGCCTGCGGTGAGTTGTCCTGCGGGTGAACGTTGCGGGCGCTGTTGAGCGCCGCACGCACGAAGCTGCGGCCCATCTGGCCCCAGGTCGCGCCCTTGGGCGAGTGCAGGCCGATGTTGCTCCACAGCTTGCGCTTGGCGTGCTCGCCACCGGTCACGACGAATTCGGCGGCCAGGTAGACCGAACCGGTCTCGAACGACTCGCTCGCGTAGCCGCCCACCCAGCCCTGGGAGGGGTCGTCATAGCCGCCCGGCTTGAGGATCATGCGCACCGGCACCAGCGTGCCTTTCGGGATCAGGTCGAAACCTTGCTGCTGGTCAGCGTCGTTGAAGTCTTGCCACGGGGTGGCGTTGTAGGTCATTGCGGTGTTCATGCGGTGTGTTCTGCGTATTCGGTGGTGTTTGCGGCTGCGTTCGGGGCGACACTGGCGTGCTCGGCACTGGGGTGCGTGAAGTCGAGCCGTTCGCCTACAGGACGGGCGGGGCCGGAAATTTTCTGCATGAGGCGGCCGAGATCAGGCTCCTCGATCAGATCGAGGCGGCCGGAACGGTCCTTGGCCGGATACCCCCAGGGATTCAGGGTGTGGCAGACAAAAGCGCGATAGCTGGAACCATCCTCGGCTTTGAATTCGGCGAGCGTGACGACCTCGTCGACGATGCCGGGCAACTCCAGCCCGGTTTTGGAACCATCGATCTGCAACTGCTGGATGCGGCGGTTGTAGTCGTCGAGTCTTTCCTCGAGGATGCCGACGAACCAGACGTTCTTGCCGCGCGTATGCTGCAGATGCGTGAGCCAGGCGATCATCTCCTGCCCCATCAGTGCATAAGCGCCGCGATTGTCCGGTTTGCCGGTCTTCTCCGAGTAAGCCTGCGGTTGGCCCTTGCACCACTGCATGCACAACCGGCCTGCGACCGTGATCGAGTCGACGAAGACGGTCTGGTACTTGGCGAGCTGGGCCGGGTCGCCATAACGCGCGCAGACCGCGTCATAGTGGGCTTGGCTGAACGGCTGCTCGTCGCGCAGTGCCGGATTTGGCCCGCCGATGAAAACAGCGAAGTCACGGCACTCCTGCCAGGTGCGGGGCCGAATGGTGTCGCCGCCCCAACCTTCGACAGCCAGGTCACCGGCTTCCAGATCGAGAAACAGCGTGGTTTCGGACGGCAGGGTCCAGAGCTGCGAAGTCTTTCCGAGCCCGCTCTTGCCCACCAGCACGCCCTTGACGCCACGCCGCTCGGCCAGACGTCGATCAGCAGAGATAATCGGCAACATCGACATGCCTCCATGTGAATCGGTTAAGAATTGAATAGACGGTGGCGCGGGAAACACCCATGCGCTGCGCGATCTGGTATTTGGTATTGCCAGCACGACGCATGGCGAAGATTTGCCGGACCTTGTTCTCGTCGAGCTTCGCTTTGTGATTGGCAATGCCGACATGGCGCGGTGGTGGCACCGCCCGCCCTTTGCTGCGCATGTCGCGCATGTTGTCCTGCTGTGTGCCGATGAAGAGGTGCTCAGGATTGACGCAAGCAGGGGTGTCGCAGCGATGAAGGACATGCTGCGAGCGCTCGAGCACGATGCCGTGAAAGAGCTGATAAGCCAGCCTGTGCGCCCTGATCAGCCCTTCGCCGCGACGACCGCGCCCCAGCACGCCATAACCACAAGCATTCTTTGACCCCGTCCACAGCCAGCAGCCTTCCGGCGAGACCTGAACGTAACGGGCAAATCGGGAAATCAGGGGCTGCCGTGAGCGTGGCCCGAACCGGATTGGCTCCGCGTCCATGATGGAAAGACCGCTCAAAACGCCACCCCGTCGCAGGTCAGCGTGAACGACGGCTTGGCCGGCTCCACCGTGCGTGCATCCGCGAACTGCTCCCGCAGGGCCGGCGGCCAGTTGTTGTAACGGGACTCAGGCACCGTCAGCTTGACGTCGATATAGGCGTCGATCTGCTCGCCCGCGGCGGCGATGCGCCCAGCGATCTCGGTCAACTGCTTTTGGTTCCAGCTAACCCTTTTGGGCAACTCGCACTTGATGCGCAACGGCCCATCGACAACATGGGCGGTGCCGAAGTCGCGGCCGGACTTACGCAGCGCGGCGCGCGCTTGCTCGCCGTAGCACTGGTCGAATGCAGCATCGAGCTTGGTGCGTGCCGTTTTGAGCCAAGCGATGGCGGTATCGAGGGTGGCATCAAGCTCGTGCTTGCGCTCAGGCGAGAGTTTTGCCAGTTCGCTCACGGACATCCCGGCGATGTCGGCCGGCAGCAGGGTCAGATTGGTCATGGCTGCCTCCTCAGTGATACGCACGAACCGACGTCGAATTGCGCGAGACGCGCCGCTCGAAGGCTTCGATTTCGGAGATCAGGTAGGTGACGCGGGAGCCGAGCTTGCAGAAGACGGGGCCAAGCTGGTCCTGGCGCCAGCGCTGCAGCGTCTTGACCGACAGCCCCCAGCGCTTGGCGAGCTCGGTCTCATCCAGCGCGGCACGCACAGGGGCCGGTGCCTCATGCCGGCGGGTGTGGCGACCCAATTGAACAGGTGAGGAAAGAATTGCCATGAAGAGAGTCCTCTCGTTGAAAGAGGCTCTATTTCATTGCCCGACGCCTTGGGCTTGGGCGAGCGAATTTTGGGTTTTGACGTGCAACCGCACGGGGTGCGCGAACGATACATGGGCCGCAAAGCCTTGCCCCATATAGAACTCGGCTTGCGTTTCGCTTATTTCGATTTCGTTTGTTTCGAATAGAATCGCGTCCCTTCCCGAATTTGCCGATACGAGCGCGCCCCCATGAACGTCTCTTCCATCACCAGAGTGCTGCCCTCCGAAGAGGACGTGGCGTTGGCGCGGGAGGCCCGCCGCGCGCTGGCTACCGTGTTCGAGGCCGGTGCCATCGTCCGCCAGGTGGACTTCCGCGACGGCAGCGGGCGCGTGCGGAGCGTGCAGATGCCGGCGGCAGCGCTGCAGCTGCTGCAGGACGTGCTGGACCAGATCGAAAAGGGTTGCGCGGTGTCCGTCGTGCCGGTGCATGCGGAACTCACCACCCAGGAGGCCGCTCAGATGCTCGGGGTGTCCCGCCCATTTTTTGTGCAGATGCTGGAGAAAGGCGACATCCCGTTCCACAAGATCGGCACGCATCGCCGTGTGCGTTACCGGGATGTCATCGACTACAAGAAGCGCCTGGACGCGCAGCGCCGCGAGGCGCTGGAGACATTGGCCGAGCAGGCTCAGGCGCTCGATATGGGGTACTGACGCCGGCACTGCCGGATGCCACACCAAAAACAAGAACGGGGAGCCACACATGGCCAGGAAGATCCTGACCAACGCGAGCAATCTGCTCGATCTCATTGAACGCGCGCCAGTTTCCGTGCTGCGGGTGTTCAGCGGCCTGCCCGAGTGCGAGGCACTGAGCCGCGGATTCGACTGGTCACAAGAGGAATCCGCACTCGCGGGGGCGCTGCTGGAGCACATCCGGCACCTGCGTCGCGAGCAGCGCGAGCCCGCGGAGCGGGAGGCACTGCGCATCGTGCGTCTCTCGTCGTCGCGGGGCTCAGCCATCCTTACCAGCGTGGCGGACCAGCTGAACGACGCCGATCTGTTCGCCACCTTCCTGTCGCAGCCCGGTGGCGAATTCGGGCGCGCGGTCTGGATGCGCGCGCATTCCGACGCGACCGCACGTCTGTTCGAGATCGCCGAATCGATCTTGAACACCGCTGACATCCGGGGCAACAAGCGGCTCTACGACGCCTTCGATGTGCCGTGCGACGATCCGCCGCCCTTCCTTTGGAATGACAAGGTGAAGCGGGAGCTGGAGGCAGAGCTCACGCGGGCGATGCGGCTGGCCGAGCCGTGCGAGGTCGTGCACGTCGCGCTGGCGGATGAGCAGGACGATGGCGAGGCATCGGTTGCGCACTGCCTGGTGGTGCGCTTCGCTGGCGAGCAGGTCACGGCGGTGCAGGTCGTCAACAGGAACCGCCGCAGCTTTTGCTATTTCCCGGCCCGCGACGCCACGCTGCTCTACGCGCCCGGCCGCAAGGTCGTCGAGGTGTACGCGCACACGCTGTCCACCCGCGCACCGCTGGCCAACGTGCTGTCCGCGCACGGGTTCAAGGTGCCGCTGTCCAGCCGGCCGCTCAACCGCTCGCGCTACGACCTGTCCCGGTTCGCCCAACCCTTGAAGGGAGCGAAGCCGCGCCTGGACGGCGCCAAGGTCGAGCGCCTGTATCTGGCCGAAGCGCGCGCACTGCTCGGCCACGCCAGCGACGCGGTGACCGTGCATCTCGACAGTGGCGCGGAACTGCACGACGTGATGAGCGAGCTGTGGAGCAACCACCCCTTCTCGCAGCCTGCAGCCATCCTGGGCGTCACCCTGGTGGCGGATCTGGTGTTCGCGGGGGAAACCACGGAAACGCCGCTGTCCATCGTGTTGGCCGAGCCGGGGCGCTGCAGCCTGCAAAGCGAGCGCGACCTGCGTCTGCGGCTCGCCGGCACGCAGTTGCTCGAAGCGCTGGGTGTGCTCAAGCCGCTCAACCCCGGATCCGGCATGGAGGACCCAGACCTGGTCGGCCAGGTTGCCCGATTGCTGGAGTGCGCCACCAGTCCGATGGATGGTTTTGCGCTCGCCCAGTTGGGCATCGACATCGAGCGCTTCGAGGACGAGGGCATCCTCACCGAAGGCGACCGGATCACGCAGAAGGTGGTCGAGCTGGCCGATGGCATGCGCAGTGCGGTGCCGCTTGAGCGCTGCGCTGATGCGAATTTCGTGCGCTACCGCGATCCCCTGACCGGGGACGACGTGATGCTGCCCGCCAAGCATGCGCGGCGCTGGAAAGTCCACCTGAACTGGCTGCGCGAGGAGATCATCACCGCGCTCGGCAGCACGCTGCAGGGTGTGAGGGGCCGGCACCTCGACGACGAGCCGGTGTTCCTTGGCGAACTCGATGTCGATGGCTCGCCCGTCGCGCTGTATTTCGCCACCCGCATGGCCAGCGAGCGGCAGTACGCCCGGGTCGATGCCGCCCTGCGGCTGCGCCCGCGCGCCGTGCCCGGCATGGTGCTGACCACGTCGACAGCGCCGTTTCCGTTTGCGGGCACGAACGTGGTGGTGCCGATCCAGGACATCCTTTCGCCCGCCCAGTCCGTCACGGCCGTCGATCTTGCGCGCTTGAAGGTGCTGTATCGGCACGGCCACCAGGCGGCGGTGGGTGGCACCGCCATCAGCCTCAAGGTTTCGGCGGATGGGTATGCAGCGCTGCTGTCCGTTCCTGGCCGAGCGCCCTGGCGCGTCACAAGCAAGGCCAAGATCGCCGTGCTACAGCGCCTGGTGGACGCCTACGCCGCTGGCACGCCGCACGTGAACACCAAGAAGCTGATGGAGGACACCGGCTGCGCGACGCCCGCGAACCTGTTCTCCAAGTCCTCGCCGTGGCGCGATTATCTGGTGAAGGTCAAGGGCGCGCACGCGTGGCAGTTGAACCTGCCGAGCGTTGAGGCGCCGCTGGAGGACGAGGTTGCGGAAGCGGAGACGTTGCTTGATTGAGCATCCTTCGGTGGCTGGTTGCTGAGTGCGGTAGGCAGTGCTAAGCCGGATCTGTGATTGTCGAGGTATCGCGTCACAAGCCATTTCCGAATGGCTCGCCCATGACTGGCATCACCTTCTGTTGCTATCGTTGAGGCTCCACCTACAGGAGCGCTCCGAATGAACAAGTTGCTGGGTATCGGACGAAGACAGCTCTATGACCTCGTTTGGAGCAAACCGAGGACACAGCTCGCCAAGGAACTCGGTGTGTCCGACGTGATGATCGGCAAAATGTGCAGGCAACTCAATGTGCCCGCGCCAATGCCCGGCTATTGGGCCAGCCTCGCCGCTGGAGGAAGCGGTAAGCGGCGCTATGTCAAACCTGCGCTGACCTACTCCGTAGCCGAACAGATCGAAGAAGACCATGATGCAGTCACCGATCTAATCCCTAAAGTTGATCCGGATGATCTGGATACCCCCATCCCGCCAATGCCTGCTTTCAAGGAGAGCATCGAGCAGACTTTGCGTCGATATGAGGAATTGATTGACTGCGTAGCTTTGCCGAAATCGGCGCGGGGAACGCATCCGGCAGTCGAGAAGCTCATGGTCGAGGACGAGCGACGCGCACAGCTCGTGTTGACTTACAGTTGGGAGCGGAAGCCTGAGTTCGTCAGTCCGGAGGGGCGCCGCCTGCTCTCCGGTTTGAGCCGGTTGCTCTGGTGGTGGACCGACCTGGGCTTCAAGCCGAGTTCCAGCGGCACACGGCACATCCAATTGCGTGTGGCCTGCGGGCAATACAGCAAGGGCTTTGAGGTGGGGCTCACGACCCGGAATGGGCGATTGCCACTCAAGGACAAGACAGCAATTAGAGTCGCTAACAAAACCGATCAACAAATCGTCCGCAGATGACGGCGCAAGCCAGGGTGAGCAAAGCGAGGTGAGTCTGAAGAGAACGCTCGAAACGAATGC